CGGGGGTCCTATACCACTATTAATCCAAGTCGTTGAAGCGTTTAACAACTTAACGTCTTTGGATGTTGTAGTGCAAGTCGACGCGGATGTGGCCTTTGGCTCACCAAAGTCAGTCATGACCGTTAACGTTCTACTCGCGGACCTAGTCGCTGGTAAGCAAATTGCTCCGCAGTACATCCCCCAGGGATCTGATGAGCAATACATGCGCATTTACTACAACGTGAATGGAACTAACCCGGCAGCAGGCAAGATCACGGCTGGCATTACCATGGGTAACCAAACCAATGCCTAGTGATACAAGCGTTAAGGTTAAAGCAACTGCATTGGGGGTTTATCTCCATATGCGAAATCCTGGCGATGTTTTTCAATTCGACTCTGGAAAAGCTTCTAAAGCCGATGTCGAAAGATCGACGTGGATGGAGCTCGTTGTTGAGACCTATAAAGAGCCCAAGCCCGTTTCGGCCAAAACCGAAAAGAGCTAAGCAAGCGGAAACTCCTCATCCGTGAACCGCAGGAGGGTGTCCCCACATCCTCCTGCACTTATTAATGATACAGGTGCTATAAATGACTAGTGAAGTTGATATCTGTAACTTGGCGATGGCAGACATTGGTTCAACTGCAGTTATTTCCTCACTCGGTGAAAGCTCGGTTGAAGCTAAGTATTGTAATATATTCTATGAAGCCGCCCGAGATGCACTACTCGAAGAATACGAATGGCCCTTTGCTCATCGAAAAGTTGAGCTAGCCAGCACCGGGACGCCCCCGCAACAATGGCTGTTTCAATACGCCTATCCGAACAACACAATTGCGTGCCGACGGATATGGCAATTAGATCGCCAAGCTGCCCCTTTACCCTTTGAACTCATAGCAAGTGATGATCTGCAATCAAGACTGATCGTCACCGACACCGCGACAGCAAGTATGATGGTCACCTCGAAAGTGACACTACCGACCCTGTTTCCACCCAAATTTATTGAGGCTTTGCATTTTAAACTCGCGTCAATGTTAGCGATGCCGATCACTAAAAAAAGAACCATGCGCAGCGACATGCTTGAAGCCTACGCAAGAGCCCTAACATCTGCGGCCACCAGCTCGCTTAATCAGCAAGTCGGCGCACTGCCAAGAGATCCTGACTGGATTACTGGACGAGGATAAATCATGCAAACGACGTTCACCTCTGGCGAACTCTCACCCTCCCTGCATGCTCGAGTCGACCTGGCTAAATACCAGACAGGACTCGCCACGGCGAATAACGCCATAGTGCATGCACACGGTGGCATTAGTAACCGATCTGGCTGGGAGTTTATCGCCGCGACCAAATCCGTAACAGGCAAAGTCCGACTAATTCCTTTTCGATTCAACACTGAAGTGGGTAATACTTACATACTTGAGTTCGGGCACTTGTACATGCGTGTCCATCGAAAGACTGCAGCAGGGGTCTATGATCCCGATGGCGTTGTTGAAATAGCATCACCATACACTGCGGCACAGCTTTCGGACTTTAAGTATGTGCAATCAGCCGATGTTATGTTCATTGCCGTTAAAGGATCGGCACCGCGTAAACTGTCGAGAACAAACGTTAACCATCTCGTCTGGGTCTTTAGCACCGTGGCATTTAATGCGGTCCCGGCCACAATAGCGGGCGTCACTAAAACGGCAGCTAACTTTACCGACAATGATCGCACACGCAAGTATCGAATAACGCAAGTTAACAATGACGGTCGTGAAAGTTTAGGCAGCACCGCCGTGGCACAAACGGTTGATACAAAGTGGCCGACCGATGCAAAAGTTACCCTGGCATGGACCACAACATCAGACGCTGCATTCTCGTATTACAATATATACTGCGCGCTTGAAGGCGATACCTTTGGCTTTTTAGGCACAGCAGAAACAAACGCCTTTGTCGATGACAACATAACACCCGACCTGGCATCGCCTTTAACTCGAGACAAATATAGCTTTTCAGCTTCAGCTGACTTCCCAAGCAACGTGGCCTTTCACGAACAACGATTATTGTTTGCCGGGTTGCAAGCCGAGCCCCAAGCCATCGTCGCTAGTAACACGGGTGACTTTGTAAGTTTCAGTTATACCCGGCCACGCGGGCTGTCTGATGCTTTTAAATTCCAAGTCGACTCAGGCGTCATCAACGAAGTGCGGCATGTGCTATCGATGAATGACTTAGTCGTCATGACAGCGGGTGCAAACTACCGAATCACCGACAATGGCGATGGCTTTGCGTTTGAAAACATCTCATCTAAACCCCAGGGCAATCGTGGCGCATCAAAGCTGACTCCACTGGTAGTGGGTAACACGCTGCTATACACCTTGCCTCGCGAAAAGTCCGTGCATGCTTTAACCTATTCTGAGCAGTCGCAAGGCTACGACGGACTCGAAGTGAGCATCATGGCAAAGCACATGCTGGACGGTCAGAAGATTGTCGACTGGACGTACCAACAAGAGCCAGACTCGATCGTCTGGTCAGTCATGAGCGACGGCACGTTGACCAGTTTAACTTATGTTCGGGAGCATGAAGTCTCAGGCTGGTGTCGGCACAATACCGCAGGCACTTTTGAAGCAATTGCATCCATCGAGGAAGGCGAACAAGACGCCGTGTACGCGGTTGTCAAACGCAACATAAATGGCTCAGACGTGCGGTACATCGAACGACTTCGCGAGCGTGAAGTTTTTGAAGCAAAAGACGCCTTCTTTGTCGACTCTGGCAAAACATACTCAGGTTCGGCCACGGCAACTATCACCGGGCTAGGACACCTGGAAGGTGAAACAGTCTCGATCCTGGCGGACGGCAACGTCGTTGTACAACAGGTCGTGGCCAGTGGCCAAATAACCCTACCCGCAGCAGCATCGCTAGTGCATGTAGGACTGCCCTATGTCACAACCATTGAAACCCTAGAGCCCCCAGAAGAATTCGGCAAACGTAAATCGGTCGCACTGTTACGCGCCAGGGTCTATCGATCACGCGGCATGTGGGTTGGACCTAATGCGAATCAGCTAACCGAGCTGCGTCAACGAGCGCAGGAACAGTACGGTGAAGCGATACCGCTATTTACCGGGTTACTTGAAATTACTTTGGACCCGACTTGGGAGGAGCAAGGCAATCTTTATATTCAACAACGAGATCCGCTCCCCCTAACCTTGATAGCCGTAATACCTGACGTCGGATATGAATAACGTCAGCATCGTGCCAACGAGTTCATTTCATTTAGATGAGCTTGCAGACAATATGCGTCCTGCAGATCTCAAAGAGATTTGGTGTCTTTCAAAACGTAAAACGCGTGACACTTTACAAATGTCGGTTGATATTTCAGCCCGCGTTGATACCTGCCTGATCGACGGCTCAGTAGCCGCCGTCTGGGGGATCGCCCCCTTTGCAAGCTTTGGCATCCCCTGGATGCTCGGCACCCCACTCATTAACGACCACCCCAAAGTTCTGATCGCAGAATCCAAGCGTCAATTGCGACTGATGCTGAATGACTACGACCATCTGCAACAATGGGTCGACATACGCAATAAAGCATCTGTCCGATGGCTTAAGAAGCTGGGGTTCACGTTCCACGAAGCCATCCCATACGGTATGGATGGCGAATTGTTTTACCCTTTTGAGTATCGAAAACATGTGTGATCCAGTAACAGGAATGATGGCAGCAGGAACGCTAATGAACTATCAAGCTTCCAACGCGCAAGCCAACGCAACGCAGCAAGTCGCTTTCAACAAAGCCAAGCAGATCGATTACCAGCGGTCACAAACAATTAAGAACGGCGAAATCCGACAACAACAAGTTTTTCAAGCCAATGCTGACCGCTCTAAAAGCGCAATGGTTCAGCTCGCAGGGTCCGGGATAGACGCAAGCGCAGGCTCATCTAACGACGTACTCGCAGACGTCATGTCAGCGGGGGCCATGGACTCAATGATCATCCGAGCTGACATCGATAACCAGCTTCACGGACTCGAATCTGCAAGTCAATCCGCGCTTACCCAAGGCGCGTTAGACAGTAGCTCGATCAAGAACAATGCCAATGCCTCGTTACTGACGAGCGGTGCGCAGACTGCGCATTATTACCAACAATATAAAACATAGGAATAATAAGATGGCAGTCATTCCTTACCGATCCACCCTGGCACCAGGTGCGGCACCTTCAACTGTTCAAAACATTAACGTGCCTGCTGATAATGCAATGGGCAATGCCCTCAAAGACATGGCAGTCATTGCAGACAAACATTACCAGAAGGTAGATGAAGTCAACGCGACGACTGCCTTTAATGAGTACCGAACGAAAGCCAACACCGTGCGTCAAGATTACACTCAGCAAAAAGGCTTAAATGCGTTTAATGGCCTTGAGCAATATCAAACGAGTTTAAAAGAAGCTCGCGAATTAAGTTTTAAAGGGGTCACAACTCCTCGAGCACAAAGAATGCTCACCAGTGCCATGGATAAAGCAGACGTCTCGTACCTGGACTCAGGGGCGTCTCACGCGGGGCAAGAGCTTAACACCGCACTCGACAATGAAGCTAAAACTCAAATAGCGTTAGAAACCGACGAGGCTGTTCATCTAAGACAAAACCCTAAAATGTTAACTGAAGCTAGAAACAGGGCAATTGATATCATTAAGGCTACAGGTGTCCGCAACGGCGCAGGTCAGAATACCATCGACGCTGCAATACTGGGCGCAACTTCTAAACTGAATTCTCAAGTCGTGCGGGCTTTTATTGCTGACAAAGACTTCGATCGCGCCCGGGCTTTTTTTGACGAGCCTACAAACTCGTCGGGTATGACAGAAAAAGATAAAGCGGATCTCACTTCGCTACTCGACAAAGGCGAGATATTGTCAAAGCAACAGACCGCTTTTGACGCGTTGGTTGAGACTCACGGCGACGATTTTGCAGCGTTAACAGCCGCAGCTAAACTGCTTGAAAAAGGTGAATTGCGCAGCGGGGTTGAAGGCATGGTCAAAACTCACATTGCGACTGCCAAGACCGCTGAAGCTGAAAACATAAGACAAATCAAAATAGCGGTAAATCAATTTATTAATGATGGAGGTGACCCCGATCAAATTCTAAATAACCCGGACTGGGCAACGTATTACAGCGTATCGGACATTAACACAATTAAAACCGACTTAGTGAAACAAGCGGGTTTTGGCGTTGACTATACAGAGTCACAGCAGATTTTTGTCGATATGCAGTTTACTTACGATAAGTTATCAAGAGCCGACAAAATATCGTTTTTAGATAACCTTGACGCCAAGGGCGTGCGGCATTTACACATCAATGACCAACAAAAAGTATTGGACTGGATGAGCTATGAAAGAAGTGTCGAACTTGATCAGAAAGAAACAGATTTAAACCCCAAGCAAGCAATGCTATCCGCCACTCGAGAGGTGGTTTCCGGTATCTTTGATGAGAACTTTCAGCCAGGGAAGGGCGATGCAAGCAAGATGCTATACGCAAAGAGAAAGAATCTATTAGACAAGATTCTGTCCGCTGTTGCCAACGAAGCCGAGTGGCAAAAAGACAACGTCGCGTTCAAAGAAAAAGTCCGAAAAATAACATCTGCTTTAATGCTCGAAGACGATGACAACTTTTTTCAGTCCGATGGCTACTTGTTTGAAAACCTGTACGGAGCAGACAGTGTGCTTAATAACGACGACGTGGCTCAAGACTTTTTTGAAGAGCTTGAGGGCGAAGATCCTGAAGGCATGAAGCAAATTCGCGAAGAACTAACCAGGGCGCTGTCAGAAAACAAGGTTGGTCTATCGGATGCAGAGCTAGAGGAAGCAGAAAACAAAACGCATATAAACCTAATGAAGATCTACTTGTTAAATCAAGGAATGGATATCAACAATGTCAACTAATCCGTATGAAGGTCTGGGCGATAAGCTTTTATCTAACCAATTAAATCAAGCTAACCCGGTTAAAGGTCTAGGCGATAAGGTTTTTGACAACACTCCAAAGCGTAGAAACTTAAGAGTAGAAAACTTACAGAAAGATGCCCTGCTTTTTGCAGCGGATACTGACCCTGATCAGCATGCACTCGATATCCAAAGAGGTGCTCAATTAAAAAAGCCTACTGCACTCATTGCGGCTGCACCCGAAGTCGCTAAGAAATTAGTCGAACGAGAAAAGATACAGCAGTACCAACGGTCCAATCAACCCGTCATCGAATGGGCATCAAAACCTGAGAATGCCCCCCTAGTTCATGACGACATGGACGCCTTGACTTATTTCGAGAACACATTGAAATCCATGGTCAATGCGGCAACCTCCGTGACCGACAGTTATCAGTACGCAACGGATGCTGTTCGCAGTATCCCGGCTGAACCTTTGACCCTCATGGGTGAAGAATTACAATCGATGGGGCAAGATCTCCGAAATGTCGCATCGACAGGCCCGGATATGTCTACTATCCCTAAAGCGTTAGTTTCCTCTGCCGCCTATGTTTTAAGCCCGCTAGGCTACCCCATCGAAGGGGCTGGCCTGATATTAGACACCGTGGGTGAAGCCCTCGAGGTGCCTGATGAAAGAAAAGGTTTTAACACGACTGCGGGCGGGACCGTAGGGCAGGTTTTTGCAACAATCTTTGCAGCACCCATTATGCTGCCCGTCTTTTTTGGATCGAGTTATCGGCAAGAAAAAAGCAAAGCAATTGACAACGGTGCGACTGAGAACGAAGCAGACGCTGTTGGTTTCCTCAGTGGAATTGCTGAGGTCGGCTCTGAGTATTTAGGCACAAATAAAATCATGAAGATGATGCCTAAAAACATGTCTAGTCGATTGATCAAAGACGCTATCGAAGTTATCGGCGCCTCGGGCATTGAAGTGCTAGAAGAGCTCGCAGCTGACTACGCCAAACAGCTCGCGCACATGGGAGTGTATGACCCCAACGCGGAATTTGATATATCGGGTGGGATGTCTTTTGTTGACGCTTCCGGGATGTTTACGGGCATAGCCGCAATGAGTGTGGTAGGCAAACGCAAATCCGCTGTCGATCAGAAAGAAGCTCAGACGCGAGAAGTAGAAAGCCTGCAAGAGGGGCTAACACGACTGCGCGAAGCCGCAGAAACTAGTCGAACGTTTGGGCGCAACAAAGAAGCGTTTGTTGACTTTGTTGAGAGCGTCAACCCCGATAAAGAAGATCCCAATGTGTACATCGACGCAGAGTCAGTGAACACCTTCTTCCAAAGCAATAACCAAGAAGCCGCCGAAATCTTTGAACAAATGGGCCTTGGCCTTGCGTTTGCTGAAGCGGTCCAAGAAGGCGGCGACGTCAGAGTACCCTTATCACAATTAATATCACTCAAAGACACGCAGAACTTTGGGTCATTGCTCGATGACGTGCGCTACAACATTGGCGACAACACGGCACGCGAGCTCAGAGAACAAAGCGACCCGGCAGAATCAGACCTAGTAGCCGAAGCAGATCGCCTATTTAAAGAAGGCGTGGTAACTGATGAAACCGCCAGCGTTGCCGAAGGTGCAGCCAAGCAGCTAAAAGACATGCTAGTCACAACAGGCCGATTCGAGGCAGACACCGCAGAACAATACGCATCGCTGCACAAAGCCTTTATCACTACGTTTGTAGGCCGTGGGTTTGCAACGAACGAGCAAATGAAAAAGTATTACAACCTCGAGGTTGTTGACCAGGCAGGTGTGCTACCCGAGGGTGTCACACTGAGCCAGAACATGGCTCGTATTCCTGAAGTGCAAGAAGCCGCACAAGCCTTTGCCAGGGGTGAGATCACCCGCAACCAGATGGCAGAAATTGTTGAACAGTTTAACCCCGTCACTGCCTATGAATCCGTGCCTGCAGTAGCCACATCCGATGAAATGCTCGGCGCTTTAAAACCTCAACAGATGGAAAAAGTCGGACTAGCGAGCACTATTGTGCAAGATCACCCGGTTGGTTTACGCCTGGATATACCTGCTTACACCACGCATGGCGTGTGGGTCCCAACGATCCATGAAAGGTTCCCTGGCAAAGGCGGTAAGAAAGTTATCGCGCATGAATCAGCTGCCGTTATCAATAATGTAACGTTTCCAAACACGGGTAACAAAGCACTTAATGTAGCCAAGGGAAATGCCAAGTCGCCGTTTGCTGTGATTGAAGGCACCTGGGATACAACAGACACAGCACAAGCTGAAGTCGAAGCTCAAGAAGCTCTAAACTCACCCGACTGGGTGCAAGTAGGGTTTGACCCAACCCGGCATTCGTACTTCTACGACCGCGCCAATTCTAACCAGGTAGTCAGTGCTGATCGAGTCATACAAGTTGGACCCCTAGTCCTGGCGCAAAACCCAGTCTATCGCGAGATTGATCCTAATCAAACAATAGGACAAGACGAAGTATTTTTCCAAGACCCCGAAAGTGAAACATTTCAAGCCGTCGCCAAGGGTCTGGACATGTCTGAGCCTTCGAGGCACGAACGTGCTCAAGGGATGGGGTTCGATACAGCCAACGTTAAATGGCATGCATCCCCTAATACTTTCGATGAGTTTGATTTGAATGCAGCCCGGTTGAATAGATCAACTAATGTTGAAGGTGTTTATTTCAGTCCAACCGAAACTACTGAATACGGCGAAGCTAAGCCCTACTTTATCAGAGTAAGTAACACCGCTGTCGGGGACGTTAAGCCGTCCCAAGCGATGCTCGATGAGTATGAAAAGCAACTGATTGAGAACGGTGTTTACCGTAACGAGGACTGGGTAAGAGAGGCTGTAGTACCTGAGTACGCTCAAACGTGGAGAATGAAATCGGACATATCAGGGACCATTAAGAGGAAGGTTCTAGAAGCTGGAGGGTACGATTCGTATCAAGACGGAGGAGACGTAGTGGTGTTCGACCCTAAGAACATCAGATCTACCAACGCGGCATTCGATCCAGACTTCGCGAATAGCTCGAACATTTTGCAGCAGACGGTATACCACGGATCCCCATATCGGTTTAGTAAATTCGACCATTCCAAAATGGGAACAGGTGAAGGCGCTCAGGCTTACGGATGGGGCACTTATATTGCTGAAAATAAGGATGTTGCCAACCAGTATAGAATTAATTTAGCTTACGACCCTAGTGAAATGAAGATTGGCGGTAAGCAAATTAATGAATATTACGACGACTTATCAAGAGTAGCGGATAGGTCAAAAGATAACGCAGTGGCGCAAGATGGATATGAAAAAGCAGGTTTAATAGAGCGCTTAATGAGTAATGAAACGCCACAGGAAGTAGAATCATGGGCTAACGGCCTAGGGCATGGCGACTGGTTTAGAAAGGAAATTAAACCTAATTTCCAAAGTTTTGGGTTTGATTACGAAGTAGACCTCCCAGACGAAAAGATAGCGCAGATGCTTGATTGGGATAAGCCTTTGAGTGAGCAGCCTGAGAGTGTTAGGAATGCTTTAAAACCATATCTTACGGGTGGTGGCTCACCAGACCCTGACCTTCAACGGCGAATAAATGTCATGGAAAGTAAGATAGCTATCAACCCATCTTTAGAGGAAGGGTATAGGACACGAATAAATAAACTCAAAGGTGAGCAATCGCCTAGCACGAGCATAACAGGGCAGCAGGTTATTAGTGACTTGTTCCCTGACCAGAAAACAGCTAGTAAAAAACTTAGTGAAGCTGGCATACCAGGCATCAAATACCTAGACGATAACAGTAGGTCCGAGGGTGAGGGCACTCGCAACTTTGTTGTGTTTGATGAGAATGACCTCACAGTGCTGACTGTTAATGGCGAGAAGGTGCAGAACACAACGTTCTATCAGACAGCCCCAGATAATAAGCACGGCGTGCCACGCTATTTCATCACTAGGACTGAGGGCGAGGTCAGTGGCAAGTCAAAGCTGCCCAAGGTGCTCCACGATAAGAATGTCGAGAAGCAATCAGAACTTCTTGATGAGCTAGCGGTAAACCACCCCGATCCTTTGAACTCAGTGGACGACTGGTACGCCCTCGAGCGCGAGATACTTGGGGATAACGAAACACCAGCAGCGCCACTTGATGCTTTGGACATGGCATCAGATGTCAGTGTTTGGGCAGACCGACACTCGAAACTGACGCCAGAGCAATTGGCAGCAGCATCGCAAGGCTTCGAGATAGTAGAAGAATTCTCCGAGCTGTATGCGTCTGGAGGGGCAGCCCCTCTGATCACAGGCAAGCTCATGCTGTGGGGCATGTTGTCCCGGAGGATGTCGACACACCCACATGAGTCTGCCTTCCTCGATGCCGTGAACAGCGGCCAGCTAGAGGAAATAGTGAACAGCGCGCTGGAGCGTGAGTGGACCGACGCCGACCTTTCAAAATACGCAGAGTGGGCAGGTAGTATCATCCCTGACTTCGCGCCGGGCAAGCAGGGCACCTCCAACATGAATGATTTTGGCAAGGACTTCTTGAGGAAGATGTCAAAGCGAATGCCTGATGGTCGATCCGCTCTCGAGCATTTGCACGACATGATTGCAGATCGAGACATCAGCAGTGCTGAAGTTCGTCGCAGGTTCTACGGGCTAGCAGGTAGTGTCGGCATTAAGAACAAAGTGCTCTCTTTTGTCCTGCTGTTATCAGGGCGCACCGACGTCATGGTCATGGACAGGATTCAGATCAACACGATGTGGGACGCGGGCCAGTATGGCAAGCTGATATATGATGACGTCGTTGGGCTCTTCGAGGATGCGCATGGACTGGCAAGGTACGAAGCGTTAGAGCGTAGCCTCCTGCTGCGGGTAGATGAGTTGTATGCTGCCCTTGGTCGGCCTGAAGATGCCAGCGTGAGCCGATACCACTGGGAATCATGGGTGCTTAACTCCGGGCAAGTTGTAGCCCACCCCACAATCCAAGGGTTGGTTGACTTCGCCAATGGCGAGGCTGATCCGTTCTATGACATTGGCGCCCCCGAGGGCAGATTCCACCAGTTTGCGTTTGGTTCGATCTACGCCCGTGACAGTGACAACCAGCCCTACATATCGTACAATAACAGTAAGGGGGAGTCTTTCCGTTTTGGTTTGGAAGACTTCAAGAAGATGCTGACCGAGGTTCGGAAGCCCGCGCAAGGTGTCATCCCTAAAGGTTTTTCCGTTAAAACATTCCGCGAAATAGGATACCCTTGGTATGAAGCCGAAGAAGTCAACAGAGAAAAACTCGACCAACTCATCGCAGAGTTCTCAGGCGGGCGCGAATCACCTCTTCGCGCGGTTGGCGCAAGCTCAAACCCCAATGTCCCCGGACAAGAAGAAACCCAAGCAGAAGGACTAACCCTCAATCAGGAAAAGGACGCGCCCAAGGGTTCGATTACATTTCCCGCAGCAGGCGTTGGCGAGAACACAACCTATATTAAGCTCATGCAAGGCGCAGATCTGTCTACGTTTCTGCATGAATCTGGGCACTTATTCCTTGAAATCGCTAAAGATCTAGCCGCACAGCCAGGCGCCAAACCACAACTCGTTGCCATGATGAAGACGCTGACCGACTGGTTTGGCACTACCGAAATAGGCACTGAGCAACACGAGAAATTCGCTCGAGGCTTTGAAGCCTACCTGCGCGAAGGCAAAGCCCCAAGCGTTGAATTGCAATCGGTGTTTGACCGTTTTATGGGCTGGCTGTTAGACATATACAAAGAGCTCAGACAGTTAAACGTTACCCTCAATAATGACGTGCGTGAAGTTATGGACCGCATGCTCGCAACCGAAGATGCAATTAATGAAGTAGAAGAAGTCGCAGGGTTTGGATTGATGTTTGAATCTGCTGAAGAGGCGGGTGTCTCCGAAGAAGAATTCCTCGACATGAAGATTGCAGCAGAACGAGCGCACAGCGAATCGCTGGCTGAAGTCCGCCAGAAGCAAATGGCTGAGCTTGAAAAAGAAAAGTCGCAATCGCAAAAAGCTGAGCGCAAAAAGCTAACTGAAGAAATCACTGCGAAGTACGAAGCTAAAAACGTTTACCGAATCCGACATCTGCTGATGTACGGCACGTTACCTGGCGGACAAGTACCGATTGGATTAGAGGGCGTTAAACTCAGCAAGCAGTGGCTGATCGAAAATATGGGTGACGAAAAAGACGCGACCTGGAAAAAGCTACCCAAAGGTAAGTTCGCCATGGTGAGCACGCAGGGCATGGATGTAGCACAGCTGGCATCTATGTTTGGTTATGCGTCGGGCGTCGAAATGATTAACGAATTAGTATCAGCACCAAAGTTAAAAGATATTGTTAACCCCCAGGTTCGCAAGATCATGTCTGAAAGGTATCAAAGCCTAACGCATAAAGACAACCTGACGCAGGAAGCGATGAAGGTAGTGGCCGATAAACAACGCAAGCGCGGCATCTACGCCGAGCTGCGCGTACTGGCGAGACGTGCGAGCGTCAAGCCAATCACCCAGCAAGCTCTGCGCGAGATCGCGAGAAGCCGGGTGGCCGCACTTAAGGTCCGTGACTTACAACCAAACAAACATTTGCAAGCCATGCGCAAGCACTCGCAAGAAGCAACAAGGGCGATGCTGGCGGGTGATCATGGCAATGCTTACAAGCACAAAGCACAACAACTTTTAAACCTGCATCTCTACAGCGTTACTCTTAAAATCAGAGATCAAGTGGCTAAAGATCGAAAGTATCTCACTAAGTTTGCAAAGCCAAGTGTGCGAAAGAAACTTGCACGCGACTACTTAGATCAGATCGACTCGATCCTCGAAGCCGTCAGTCTAAAACAAAACGTATCAGGAAAAGAGTTAGATCGAAGAAAGGCTTTTAGTGAATGGTATGACGAGCAAATGGCTGCGCACGGCAGCGTCGAGATGCCTAAAAAGTATCTTGAAAAGTTGCGAACTAACTTTAAGGACATGCCTGTACAAGAATTAATTACCCTGGTTGACAGCCTGCGCAACATTGAACACCTTGCCAAACTTAAGCAGCAGATCCTGGTCGGCAAGGAGTTGCGAGACTACAACGAAACGATGGATCAAGCCTATGCGACCGCGCTCGAGGTCAACCCCGAAATCTACGATCCAGATGCGTATAACAAACGCAGTCGGTACGAAGACTCCACCACACTTATGGACCCAACCCTGGTCAGCAAATTAAGAGCTGAGCATATCAAGATGGAGTTTTTGGCGGAGCAAATGGACGGCGATGTAAAAGGCGGGCTGTGGTGGAACTTATTGTTTAAGCCAATTGCTGATGCGGAGAACACCGAGCTTGCGATGATTCAAGAGCTTGGAACGCAACTCGGGGACATACTTAATAGTGAGACGTTTCAAAACCTCCAACGCGAATTGTCGTTCACCAGCGGCGATCACTGGAATAAGAACATGCTAGTGAGTGTTGCGCTCAACTGGGGCAACTCAGGTAACCGCACGTCACTCACTGAAGGGCTTGCTCGCAAGGGTGTTGACGCTGTCGATATCGAGCGTTTCCTCAATGACAATATGACAAAGAACGACTGGGACACCATCCAACAAGTTTGGGATCTTATAGACAGTTATTGGCCTGCAATAGCTGCTCTGCAGAAAAAGTTAACGGGTGTTGTGCCTGAGAAAGTAGAACGCAGCCCGGTAGAAACCCCCTTCGGTACTTACCCTGGCGGCTACTACCCACTGATCTTTGATCCTAAAAAAAGCTCGAAGGTCCAGGAGCGAACTAGTAAAACCGACGTTATGGAGAACCTGTCAGATAACTTCATCAAACCGACGACGCGTAAAGGTCACGCTATCGAGCGAGTGGGGTCGGGAGGTCTGCCCGTCAAATTAGACATTACTGTCATGACTAATCATCTTGCACAAGTGATACACGACATCGCGTTTCGCGAAGCTATCATTCAGACCGATCGGGTTATTCAAGACCAAAGGACCGTTGACGCAATTAAAAGAGTGGCGGGTGAGTATGTGTATGAAGACATGCGCCCCTGGCTTGGCAACGTTGCAGGGAGTGGACAACTCGCTACCGATGCGGGGTCAAAGCTGTTCAATGCCCTGCGCAAAAATACCACCATCGTAAATATGGCTTACAAATTATCAACCGCCATCGTTCAACCACTTGGCATGACGCAGTCTATTGAAATATTAGGGCTTGGCTGGGCGATGACCGGGATACAAGAGTTCTACGGCAACCCTGCACAGGTGTTTAAGAAAGCTGAAGAGGTAATGCAGAAGTCAATCTTTATGCGTAACCGAAAGACATCCTTTGATCGCGATGTAAATGATGCGATGCGAATGCTAACACATGGAACTAGTGTGCTAGAGCAAATCCAGAAGTGGGGTTTTGAACACATTGGATTTATGGACCTAACCATCTCAATGCCAACTTGGCTTGGGGCTTATCGAAAAGCCTTGTCAGAGAATAAATCGGAAAGCGATGCAGTGTCTGAAGCTGACAGTGTCGTGCGCATGACGCAGGGGAACGGGACGGCTAAAGACTTGGCGATGATTCAGCAAGGCGACGGTCGCAAGAAAAGCGCGACATTGTTTTATTCGGCGTTTTCAGCGATGTACAACTTGATGCGTAGACGTAGAAACATCTCACGTCGCGAAGAAGAAATCACAGTCAAGAAAGTGGCAATTAACTTACAAAGTTTGATTTACATGGTTGTAATGCCAGCAGTGCTCGGTGAGATTATCGCGGGCCGCTTTCCAGATGAAGACGAAGATGAAGATTACACATCCTGGATGGCTAAGCTAATAATCGCTTACCCCTTTATGACTGTCGTGCTAGTGCGAGATATTGCCAGCGCCCTATCGAGTAAATACGATTATCAAATGACGCCAATCGCGGGTGCTGTTACCGACATTCTTAACGCAACGGAAGCTGTTGCTGGGCTGACCACTGACCCCGCCGACGCGTTGGTTAGCGAAAGCTTTTATAAAACGATGGTGATGGGCGCGGGTTACTACTTCGGATTGCCATCGCGTCAAGCCTGGATCTTGCAAAATAACACAATGGATTTAATAAACGGCGAGTCACTTACATTCTTTGAATTCATCATGCTTAAAGAGCGTCGCGACTAATGCTGAACCTAACTACCCTCGGTGTAAACTAAAACTATGACAGTAGCTAACACATCAAATGTCGCGAAGTTTAACGGCAACTCGAGTACGACTTCATTTCCTTTTGCATTCGCGGTGTTCGCGACTACAGACGTCGTTGTAGTATTGACAAGTGCAACAGCGGTTGAAACTGTTCAAAGCGTTTCGACCCACTACACGGTCTCTATAAACGCCAACCAGGATAGTTCACCGGGTGGCGTTATTACGATGCTGACTGCTCCGGCAACTGGCAAAAAGCTTACAGTATTTCGGGACCTAGTTGCTAGCCAGGGAGTCGACCTGGCCAACCAGGGCACGTTCTACCCCGAGGTCATCGAGGACGGCTTCGATCGGCTGACAATGTTAGTCCAAGAGCTTGAAGAGCGGGTAGCCCGATCACCTATACTGCCAGTCTCGACAGGCGTAACAGGCAGCCTTGGTATAAGTGACCCGGTGGCTAACCAAACGCTGCAGTTCAATGCAACAGCAAATGGCATAGAAGCTAGTGGGTACAGCACGACATCCCTGGCGTCTAATGTTGCTGCAGCTCAAGCGTCCGAAGACAATGCATCCCAACATGAGGCTGATGCTTTAACTGCAAAGAATAACGCTGTAACTGCACAAGGTTTGTCCGAAGGTGCAAGAGATGCATCTATTACAGCAAAGAATGATTCAGTAACTGCAAAGAATGATTCAGTAACTGCAAAGAATGATTCAGTAACTGCAAAGAATGATTCTGAAACTGCACAAGGTTTATCCGAAGATGCAAGAGATGCGTCTATTACTGCAAAGAATACTTCAGTAACTGCAAAGAATGCTTCAGTAACTGCACAAGGTTTATCCGAAGATGCAAGAGATGCATCTATTACTGCAAAGAATGATTCGGTAACTGCAAAGAATGCTTCAGTAACTGCACAAGGTTTATCCGAAGATGCAAAAGGCGATTCGGAAACTGCAAGAGATGCAGCACAGGCAGCGGCAGCGAGTCTAGTAACGTCTTTAGACAACTTTGATGATAAATACCTTGGCGCTAAATCTTCCGAACCTAGCGTTGACAATGATGGTGAGGCTTTAGTTCTTGGCGCACTGTACTTTCTCACAGGCACAGGTATGCAAGTGTATGATGGATCGGTTTGGATTGCCGCAAGTTCATCAGGCACATCTTCTTTGTTTACTTACGAATACATCGCAACCGCAGGACAGACCTCGTTTTCAGGCGTAGATGTCAATGGTCAAACATTGTCGTACAGCGCAAACAACATACACGTAACCTATGGTGGCTTGGACATACCCGTAGCCGACTACGTAGCAACTAACGGTACGGCAGTGGTACTAGATGATGGAGCAGTCGTAGGGACAATCGTTCGCATAGTGGCCTTTAAATCGTTCACAGTTGCAGACACCTATACCAAAGCGCAGACTGATGCCAAGGTTGTGCAGGGCGAGGTCTTTTATGAGAACGCAATGGTTATAACTACAAATTACACCATCACCACTAACAAGAATGCTATGACAGCAGGGCCAATCACGGTCAACTCAGGGGTAACAGTAACAGTGCCTAACAACTCCACATGGACAATCGTATGAGTACAATTAAAGCAAACGATATTCAGAATACATCGGGCGGCATACCTACGGTCAAAGGTCAGAGGTTAATATGTACCGCGTGGGTTAGGCTAAATGGCACAGGAACAATAGCTATTAGTGATTCTGAGAATGTTTCAAGCATTACGGATTTAAGTACGGGTTACTACCGCGCTACCTTTGTTACTACAATGGCAACCACAAACTACTGTGCTACGGTAACAACCAATAACACAATGGCTCGTGAAATTACCTCTGCGTCTACCGCTGACCATATTGCCGTTCAAGCTGTGTACCCTACTGGCCTTGCTAACCAAAAGGCTGCACTAGATGTTTCATCATTATGTGTTCACATCTTCGGAGGTCAGTAACATGAGTACAATTAAAGCAAATACCCTCCTGCACTCAGATGGTACGTCAACGACTCAGCCCAGTATTCCAGCGTTAGATAAGCGCATGGCTAAGGCATTTATAACATGGAATATGGCGACTGTAAGCACAGGGACACTAAATGGTACGGGTGATGTTTACGGCTTTAGTAGTATTACTGATACCGCCGCTGGTAATCAACTTGTCAATTTTACAAATCCAATGCCTAACGGAAATTATGTCGCATTAATAACTGGCAATGCAGTACTTAACTGGATAGGTGTAGAGACTGCTATTCTTGGTACGTCAACAGCTTACGTCCATGTATATCACGCAGAAAATAGCACTACGGTTGACGCTACGCTCGTTTCGCTCGTCGTATTCGCAAATTAAGGTACAAACAAATGAAAATTATATATCAAGAAGCAGACGGAAATGTTTGTGTAATGACACCAGCACCCAATTGTCCACTTAGCGATAGGGAGACTGCGTTAAAGGATGTGCCAACGGGACTCAAGTTTAAGATCGTGGAGGACTCCTATGTACCGAGCGACAGAACATTTAGAAACGCATGGACGGTAGATGAGGCTGAGTTGACTGACGGGGTAGGTGACTAATGGCTACGACGATACGGGGCAATGATAACTGGGACAGCTCGCTTCCATCTAATGTTGTTTCTGCCACAAATGATACATTAGTTTCTATAGCCACAACGAGTTGGGTAGACATCGGGTTATCACTTTCGATTACTCTTGCTTCCACAGCAAGTAAAGTAAAACTGGAATATGCGATTCAAAACTTTCTTATAAACACCGCCAACACAGGAATTTCATTTAGACTTGTCCGAGACTCAACACCTCTTTTTACGGCTGGACATGGGTATTCAACTTATACCGGCACTGGATCAAATCATCTCACCACAAGTAATATAGAGATTGATTCTCCAGCCAGCACTGCCGCAATTACTTACAAAGTGCAGGCGCGTGGTCATAGTGCAACACTTGTAACAATTAGTAACGCTAGTTTATATCGCAACACACTGATTGCAACGGAGATATCAGGATGATAGATAAAGCAGATGCCATCCAAAGCCTACGCCCGTTAGCAGAATGGGTACTACGCGGTAATGAGCTTGAGTGGTTGGATGAACTACAAGACGAGCCAACACCTGAAGCAATTGACGCAGAAGTAATACGACTACAAGCTGTCTATGACTCCTTAGAGTACTCGCGTTTACGCAAAGCCAAGTATGACTTACTGAATCAAGATGAGATGCGTTACGACGATCTTATGGCCTCAACTACTACGTGGCAAGATGCCATTGCTGCAATTAAACTGGAGTTTCCAAAGTGATTACAATAGACATGACAAAAGCAAAAGTTATTGCACACGATGTACGCAGAAGTGTACGCAATGCAGAATTTGCCCCACTCGACATCAAAGCTACGATACCTAGCGAAGCAGAAGCAGCGGAAGCAAGCCGTGCTGCTATTCGTGCAGCAGATGCAGACTTACAGATATCAATGGACGCTGCAACTACCGCTGATGAACTCAAGGCTTTAATGCCAGCACAGGAGTAGCAGATGACTAAATCAGCGACAAGAGAAACGGCTGACATCGCTAGTGTTGTTGGTCGTAAGAATCGTATTATCAACGGTAACTTTGACATCTGGCAACGTGCGCTAAGTCAGACGGCTACTGGTTATGGTAGTGATGACCGATGGTTAAATATGATAGTCGGGTCAACGCAAGTAGTCAGCCGCCAAGCGTTTACACTAGGTCAAACTGATGTACCAAATAACCCTAAGTATTACGCAAGAACCGTTGTTACTAGTGTGGCTGGTACTGGTAATTACGTAGTTAAAAGCCAGAAAATTGAAGGGGTAGAAACCTTTTCAGGAACTACAGCAACATTAAGTTTTTGGGCTAAAGCTGATGCCAATAAAAACATTGCCATTGAGTTTGCTCAAAGTTTTGGGACAGGCGGTACAAGCCCTGCACCCTCTGCAAATGTCCTAGGTATTGGTGTAACAACTGTTGCACTGACAACATCTTGGGTTAAACACACAGTACCCGTAGCACTCCCTTCAATTAGCGGAAAGACTTTAGGCACTAACGGTAATGATTATCTATGGTTATTTTTATGGATGGACGCTGGTTCAGATTGGAACGCACGTGCAAACTCCCTTGGTCAACAATCAGGCACGTTTGAATTCTCACAAGTTCAAATAGAAGCTGGCAGTGTAGCCACAACCTTTGAGCCAAGATCAAAGGGTGAAGAGTTGGCTTTGTGTCAGAGGTATTACTGGCAAAAAAGCACCTTCATCGCAACAGTAGGTGCTTATAGAACGGCAACGGTTCTTGAAAACTGCCAAGTTTATTTTCCCGTAAGCATGAGAGCCGTACCTACTTGCGCCTTACCTTCTCTTTCGGGGAATATTTATGTTAATGGTTCATCGACGGCAATTACGGGAGGGGCTGCTGGTGGTACGGGGTTGAACGCAGTCAGTATAAACCTTAATTCTGCTTCTAAACCAGTTAATGCAGCGGCGTGGGCAAGCGCGTCATCACCTATTACTGCAAACGCGGAGTTATAAGATGACTATTGAAACAGTAAAAATACAAGGCGAAGGATGGCTAGTCAATGGCTCAATGTCAGTACCCAATTCTGGTGGCAACAGTGACTATCATGATGTCCAAGAGTGGATAGCCGAAGGCAACACACCTGACCCAGAGTACACAGACGAAGAGATTGCAGCCAATGCTCAAGCAGAGATCAATCAAGAGAACCTAGCGTATCTTGCAGATACCGATTGGTACGTCATCCGCAAGGCAGACACAGGTACGGCTGTGCCAACTGACATCTTAGATGCTAGGGCAGCAGCTAGAGCAGCCATTGCGTAATGACCCGGAGGCGGACCCTTGCTACCTGGTCAAGATACTTTATCTCGCAATTTAACCAGGTACTCTTTAAGCTTTTGTTTTTCACCAGGCGTGATCCATACTCTATAATGCACCAGCCCTTCTGCAATCCTTCGAGCCCTCATTGCCGCATTATCTACTGCTCTTGATTTGGGTTTATTCATATTGCTCTGGATTCATAAGTTCGTTCAACTCTTCCCACACTGCATAAGAAAATTCACCAACAGGTATTGCACACAACCTAGTAAACTCTTTTCTAAACTGTGATTCATTGTGTGTTCGATTATCTGCACTGCTATAATCCAAAGAGATGTGATGCCTGTAGCTGCCTATCAAAGCCTTTGCTTCTGTATCCATTGGTCTATACATTTCATTACTCCATTTGCGTTAGTACTTAGAAAGCCCCGAAGGGGCGTTGTTTTAATTAAAAGTTAAAATCGTAAAAAGCGTAAGGCTTAGTCTCAAGTGTAAAACGCTGACCGTGCGATGACCATTTATTTTCATCATGTTTTCAGTGTTCATTGTGTTAACTCCATTTAGTGTGTGTTAATCGTCAAACGGGTTAATTTTATACACGTATCTATTAGTCGATACTGCGTACCCGCTCGCTGTAATAGCTTGCCCGTTAGTTCCTATATCTTTAAAAGAAATAACCACCTCGTTTATAGACTCTAACCATCGGGCAACATCGGAACCATCTACACTATTAAAAGATATCTCTTTCGTTTGTGGGATGTACTTACCTTCGTAATCTTTTATGTTCATAATGTGTAATCCTTTTCCGTTATTTGATACCCAGAAAGCCCCAATTAAGGGGCGTTTGTTTAAGTTTAATAAAGCCTAAAAAGGCATATCTGATCTATATTTAACATTAAGATATTCAGTCGCAGTTTTAATAAACTGGGTAGCGCGTGAGTCTTCTGGCAAATAAACTGCTCGCTCTTCTGAAACATAAATTTCCATCCCTCCGCTGTTTAAATCGAATAAAGTTTCGTAAGCAGTGTTTTCCCATATACCTATAAAAACTTCTGTAAATCCGTGGTTCTTTAAAAGTAGCTCTAAGTATTTCATTTTATTTCTCTCGCGTTGTTTGTGTCCGATCTATTATACGTAACGCGTTACATAGTGCAAGGGCTATTATAAAATAGCTTCCAGGTAAAAAAGCTTTATTAAGTTAAGTAAGTGAATTAAATTAAGCAAATGCAGAATACAATGCCGTGGCGGCTAAACTATAACTGAGCAAAGTTACGTCAAGATTACGTCAAAACTCTGCTAAGCTATTGATTTAAAAGGTAAAACTTATTTATCAGTAATAAAGTAACCATTCTTTCTCCGGTAACTATGTTTAAAAGGATTCTTTGCTCTAAACCCCTCTGCAGCTGGCTCTAAGTATCCCCGCTACACCCCGCTGCACATCTCTTTAACTCTTGATATTGCATATAAACTCGAATACTCTACGTCAAGATTACGTCAAAAAGAGGATTAGGGGTGGCAACTTT